GGCTTGTATCTGCATCAAGTACAAAATCATAACCGTTCTCAACAAAATTAACTAGATCGTCTGCAGATTCTTTGCTTTTAACTGTAAATGCTAATACTACAATTTCTTTATCTTCGCCCATCTTGCTAGCATAGCTATCAATTTCAAAAATGTTATCCACTAACATTCTTAAATCGCCTGCGTGTAATCCTTCGTTAAGCTGTTGCATTAGTTTCTCCTCCTGCTGCTGGCGCTGCTGGTGCAGGTGCCGGAGCAGCTGCTGCCGCTTGTTCTGCTGGCTGTGGAGGAGCCGCATCAACATTCTGGTTTCGCCCAATGCCCATACTTTCTTTTATTTTAGTCATATAGCCATTGTAAATGTCTTCTACTAGTTTTTTAGGCATGATGATTTCTACCAGCCACACTGGCTTATGATCTAATTTACCTTTGCGTGTTCCTGGTCTAAAATCATCAGGTTTCTTAACCTTACGTGGCTCTAATAAGTGTGTTTTTTCAAATTTTACTTTACATCCGTAGTCAATTAATCGTTTAGCCGCCATTGGGTCAGGCATCTTATCACGAGGCCACATAAAACTTGCACTAATCCAGTGACGGTCTACTTTAGGTCCAGCGGCAAGCTCACCGTCCTGCCAATTTTTATATACGTACATATTCATCTCATCTAACACACGTTCAAAATCTTTGAGAGTGGATAAAGTTGAGTTTGTGCTGTAGATTGTTTCTACGTTTTTAATAACGTCTAAAATGTCGGGCATGTTTAATCCTAGAAGGTCCTACTCTTATTTAGCAGGGTTTAGATCATATGTTGTCAGTTTATAATAATCCAAAATGACTAAGTAATAGTGTAGGACCTCTGTAGTTACTGAGGCGGTCGCTACATGTCCTGCTTTACTAAAAGTGGGAGATACTTAATGAGTAAAAACAATCGAGTGAAAAAACGTTTTACTTCAGATGTGAATGTAATTGATTTCCATGCACACAAACCTGCGAAAAAACAGCGTGTAAACCTGTTACCTCGCAATAAACACCAAGAATCTTATCTATTCAAGCTCAACGATGACAACAAGAATATCTTGTTTGCCGTCGGTCCCGCTGGTACGGGTAAAACCTTGTTGGCTGTTCAAATGGGAATCAAACTTTATCAAGAAGGTAAAGTTGATAGGATTATAGTCACTAGACCTGCCGTTTCTGTTGATGAGGATTTAGGATTCTTACCAGGCACGCTTAATGAAAAAATGGCGCCATGGACAAGACCAATCTTTGATGTATTAGGAGAATATTATCTAACTAAGGAAATTGAATCAATGCTAGAAGAAGGTATTATTGAAATAAGCCCACTTGCGTACATGCGCGGTCGCACGTTTAAGAATGCCTACATTATTGCAGACGAAATGCAAAATGCCACGCAGAACCAGATGAAGATGCTACTAACCCGCCTAGGAGAAAACTCTAAAATGGTAGTAACTGGTGATTTGAACCAAGCAGACAGATTAAAAGACAATGGACTTATAGACTTCATCGGTAAAGTTGAAGGACGTAAGTTATCTCACATTGATGTTGTGCGCTTTGATAGTTGTGATATTGAACGCCACAATGCCGTTAAGGAGGTGTTAGACCTTTACGGTGACGATTAAAGAAAAAGGGGACCTAGTCCCCTTTTTTATATACCTAACTCTTTTCTAATCTTTGTAGCACTAATATTAGTAATGCTATCATCAAAAGTTTCTTCTCCGTGGGTATAACCTACACCGCGTCCCCACCCAATATGTACAATATTAGGGACTACCTGTATTTCGTATTGACCTTGATACAACGGATCTAGATCACGCCGAATAAAACTCTTAACTTTAGCCACTTCAAATGGATTGCTACCTTGCCAACCTTGTACATCACGTACTTGAATAATCACTTGACCAGTTTTTGCTATTAATCTTTCAAACAGCGCACGATGTCCATCATGCCATGGTTGCCAACGACCTAACATCTGTACTGTTTCTTTCTTCCAATCAAATACAGGACGTCTACGATCAGCTAGTATATGATCACCAATAAACTCTGCCCACTTGTCTGCATTTTGTTCTGTGATACGGAAATCATACTGCTCCGGAGGAATAAATGCTTTATTGGTATCTTCGTAACGCCCTTCTTTGATAGTGTCTACCCAGATGGTCCAGTCTGCTTTGAAATTATTACGCATTTCAACAAGCGGCGCAACAAAATCACAGATAACATATTCGCCTGTACATTCTATAGCAAATTGAAACATACGCAAACTTTGACGAATACGACCTGCATTTGTAAAGTCCCAATCGTTATATTTTTTACGAATGTCGTCGGCATTGAACCAATCAACTGATACATTCATAAAATTAGGACCTGGTATACCTTCATAGTTCATTACTCGACTGGGATTAATTTTCATTAGATCACCGTTGGTTTCGAGATACTTTTTAAGTGCTTGGGCAAGGTATGTTTTACCTGCACCAGGCAACCCCATAATTAAAATACGTTTTGTCATTTGTTTTCTCCTATTTGTTCTACCGTTACACCTGATTTCTTGAGAAACGTAACACCATTAGTATCCCTGTAAGTGTCCCTATATAGAACACTGCTAATACCACTTTGGTATATAAGTTTGGCACAGTCCAAACATGGAGCATGGGTAATAAACATAGTAGCACCCATACCAGATTCGTTAGACTTAGCCAACTTGGCAATTGCATTTGTTTCAGCATGTAATACCTCAGGTTTTGATTTTAATCGATAACGGCCTTGCATTGTGATACCATCAGCATCTAAGTAAGTACCTTCGTATGGCCAACCTTCTTCAATTTCTTCTGCACTTAACCATCCACCGGCACTACACCATTCTACATTTTCGCAATTGTTATCCCAACCAGCTGGCATACCATTGTAGCCAATAGAAATAATCCTATCGTCTTTAACTACAATAGCACCAACATGTAAACGTCTAGCATGACTAAGCTCTGCAAATGTCTCCGCAGTCTTCATGTATGCTTGTTTTAATTTATCCTTCATTCTTCTAATAGGTCAAGTTTATTAGGTTTATCTTTCCATTCTTCTGCATCAGGTGGTGCAGATTTCTTTTTAGTAATAACAGACCATTTGTTGCTGAGCCTAGTATTAATTTCCAGCCATAGCGGAATATCAGTATTAGTATCGTTGTCTGCTACAATTGCATCAACTGGACACTCGGGAATACATACTCCGCAATCGATGCATTCATCTGGATTAATTGCTAGGAAATTTGGACCTTCATAAAAGCAATCAACTGGACATACTGATACGCAATCAGTGTGCTTACATTTGATACAATTTTCGGTAACGAGGTGTGTCATTGTATGTGGCTCAGTCTAATTAGGCAAGCTGCAAGGTTAATTTCTGGATCAATAACTAGTGTATGATCTACTAGTCCTTGTTTAATAATGAGGATTGCTTTTTCTTGTAGAGGTTCTGCACCAAAGATTTCAATGTTGTCATACAGCCAGCGATAGATTTCTTCCATCTCTTCTGGCCTGGCCTGACTGCACACTAGCTTACGTGCTTCGCTGATCTTGCCTTTCTTAAAGAGTTCAACCATCTCAATCTTATAGTCTTGTTCTCCAGTATCTCCTTTTTCAGGAGTATGTAAGGAACCAGCTAGACTGTTCATTTGCACAGTATTGATACACTTACGTAAGTCTGGATAAGTTGCTTTAACAAACGTGTCCAAGGTGTCTAGATCAAATTCTACTTTCTCTTCCATAAGAATAGTAGCAATGCGGGCAGTGAATTCTGCAACATCTACTCTTTCAATATGAAAACCTTGACACCTAGAATGAATAGCAGGAATAATTCTATTAGGATAGTTACAAGTAAGCACAAACCTAGCAGTAGTATGGTATTCTTCCATAACACCTCGAAGAGCTGCTTGAGCATTTGGGGATAAGTAATCTGCTTCGTCTAACAGTACTACCTTAAAGTCTCCAAATGGAATCATTTGGACAAAGTTCACAATCTTATATCGAATGTCGTCTACTGAGTTAGTACGTGAGCCGTTAATTTCTAAAATATCAAGATCGTTAATATCAAGTTCTTTAAACAAGATTTTAGCTAATGTTGTCTTGCCAATGCCGGCATTGCCGCTAAACAGCAAGTGTGGAATGGTTTTTTGTTTGATCCATGCTTCTACCTGTGTCTTTTGGTGGTCGTCACGAAACACATATCCGTCAACGGTGCTCGGGCGATATTTTTCTGTCCAAAGATCGTTCATTGTGGGGCCTTGTATATTTTTGTTAATTCAAATTTAGAATGTAGTGACGCAATAATTTTTTGAACTGTACAATCTACTACAGTTTTATCGTATGTAGTATATGCACAATGTTGTGTAGGGGTTGCTTCGATTACCGCAATTGCATCACGTAAAATCAACTCGGCAAACTTTTCTAATGTAATCCATTCATCCTTGCTATCAGTTTCGATAGTTTTACACTCGTGTGTTTCTGTTAAGTCATACAAGTAATAACCAGCCTCTTTAGCAAGTTCTCGAATTCGTTCGTTCACACTAGTTCCTCAACAACACCTAGTACTTCTGCTAGAATAAGGAAACAGCCAGCCTCAAACACGAGTCCATATATAAGTGCCGTTCCTGCTAAAATTCTTATACCACTTTTTGCAAGGCTAACATAAAAATGTCCCTTGCTTGTATCTTTAGGTTGTATTTCCATATAATATCCTTTTCGCTTATTATAGAGGAAAAGAAAGGGTCTGTCAAGACCCTTTGAGTTATTTGCTCACAAAAGGAGCCAACTCCGGAGGCATCCACCCTACAGGTTTCAATACCTTACCGTCCTCACGTTTACGAACCTTACCAGTCTCTCGATCGATCTTGGCAAAGTTTGTCTTCATAACTTCTTTCCACGCACCTTCTGCATCAGCACCCATACTATGTAATGCTCCAATAGTGACAACTAGGATATCAATAAGTGCATCTAGTTGTTCTACTGGATCTTCTGCTAGTGTAGCCTCTAGCAATTCCTGATGCTCTTCGTTAATAAGATTAATATACATTGCGTATTGTTTTTCATCAAACTTGTCGACTGTTTGATCACAAGCTCGCATGAACTTTTCTTGATCTCTAAACGGATTTGTCATATTATAAATTATTAAATAGTACGTCTGTGGGCGGTTCGTCAGATGATAATAAAATATCTTTGTTATCAACTCGACGAATGATAATTTCGTCACCTGATTCATCTTCAATAGTAACACCTCGAGTCCATCGACCGTGATCTATGTAGACCCACTCGCCGACTTTAACATCTAATTGTTCTGGACCTACTGCGTATACTCGGCCCCACCTTGGCTTAATGCCAGATGATTTTCCGTTCCCTGATAATACTACAATACCAGATTGCGTAGTCTCATTACCAAATTCCATGTCTTTGATTAGGACATGATCTCGGATAGGTCTAATTTTGCCACGTGTTACATTAAGACTCATTTTTCCTCCGAGTCAAAGTCTTCAAATTTTGATTCGGGAGTAGTAACGACAGGTGCCGCTGCCTTAGGGGGCTTTGCCGCCTTAGTAGGAAGTGAGTCAGCATGAGCATGATATTCGGTCATTACATCTTCACGCTTTTTAATGATTTTACCCCCGGGACCTAATTCGTCGCCGCGGGCATTGACTTTAACATTGCCCACTGCTAAAGTCATTTCGTTTTTAATACGTAATTTGTCAAGGTCAATTTCTTTGCCCTGCATTGTTCTATAAACACTATTTGCCATTGTTATCTCCTAACATTATATAATTACTTATCTCAAGAATTCATGCCAGTCTAAATTATATTTTATACTGTCAATTCTGTGTACTCCAATTAGATATAGCACGTAGCTTGCTACGCTAGACCCCCTGCCAACACCCCAAACTACATTATTAGCCCTAAGTGTATCAACTAGATATTTTAAATAAAATAGCAAATCCATCATCCCGTGCTGGATAAATGCTTCTAATTCTTCACTTACTCTAGTAGTTTGTTCCTCAGTAGTACACATTCCGTAGAGTATTTCTACTAAATTTGGACAGTAATCTTCGGGCATGTTCCAAATGCGTTGGCATGATCTATCATAATCTGCTATTTCAAAGTGAGTTTCATAGGGCTCCATGAATTTAAAGCCCAACTGTAATTCTATTTGGTGTATAGAATTAGTTCTTTCTTCAACAAGCATAGTATCATCGACACTAAATTGATGTCCTTGGTAAAGAGCATCAAATAAATCTTGTTCGTTAAAGATGGGATTACTATATTTGTCTGTGCGCATACAGACATTTTACTTGACATTGATCAGTTTGTCAAGTCCTTTATCTCTATTTTGGTATTGTTGCTGCCATGCTTTTGCTCTTCTACTTCTTAGCTCTTCGTTATATAGATCTAAAAATAACGAGATTTGAGTTTGTAGCGCAGGGTTGCTACTTTGCCAATACTTTTTACTAAGATCTGAAACTCGCGATTCAATCTCAGCATCTTTTAATTGTGAAAAATCTTCAGCTAACGGATGCATTAGGCAAATTCTCCAAGGTATCTAAGATACATTTTACTACCACTGCCGTAGTCGTATTTTGATGCTTCTACCATAACAGTTTTTCCAGCTGGGACAGCAATAGCATGGCTGGTAAATTTTCCACTATCATCGTCTGATACTGTAGCTAATGCATTAGTTGCAAATGTAACAGTGTGTGATGATGTTTGATTGTTTTCTAAATGAATACGTACTTTAGCAAACCGATTATCTAATGATGGCCAATTAGTTAACGTTAGCGTAACATTTGCATCTCTTAAAGTGATTCTTTGATAGTCACCTGTAGAAACATCTAAGTTGCCCGTAGGCGCTTCGAGTACAGTAGCGACTGAACCGTATAATTTTTTAGTTACAGCATTTTGGATAATATTTCCACCAAAATCATTAGTTGCATTTAATTTAGCAGTAGTTGCCTGTAGACCGGTAATCTCAGTTGCTGACTGTGAAAGCCCATCTTTGATAATTTGGAAGTTATCTCTAAAACCTTGACTATTGTTGTCTTGGCCAGCTACTGGAAAATTGGCATCAATTGTTGATGATACTATCGCACTTGTCATGTTATTATAGTCCTGTCGTTTCTAAATACGATATATTTATCAGTGGTATCACCGGTGACAGAATCTATTGTATATCTATCAATAGTGTAGTCAATTTTATTAAATCTAAAGTCCGTATTTGTTTTTAAATAATTTTTAATGTTAAGTAAAATATCATTACCTCGTCCAACTTTACAGAAGCAAAGAGGAATGGCGCTAACAAATCCTAATTCTTGAACGCTACCATCTTGAACAGTTCTCATCCATAAGGGCATGTAGTTTCGATCATGTAATCCTAATTGTTCAATACGCTTGCGCCATAATGATATACTTGCTGGTCCTCTAAATTCACCATCAGGATATACGTCATTACGATCCGCAGTCACTGAATACGGTTGCGGCCTACCCCAAAATCTTTCAGAAGTATCAAATGGTCCGTTAAAATATATGTTAGTCTGATCAGTAGTTACTGCTATCGGGTCAATAGATACGGCAACAGCTAAGTCTAAAGTCTTATTACCAATTTCTAAAGGATCAATAACGTCGATGTAGATAACTTCATACACTACATTATTAGTACCGGGCACTTTTGCCTGAGCTAATTTTATATCTCCCAATTTAAATCGTTTTTTGCGATGATTTTGACCAACTACTGAAACTACCTGTGCAGCAGTTTTGGTTTCTATGCCGGCATATACTGACATTTTTAATTCATTCTGAATTCCAAAATTACTGTCACTTGGTCTATATATTGCAGTTGCATCAAATACATCGCCATTTCTAATAAACGTTTTAAACATTTCTCTTTGATCTAATTTGAGATATGGTTTTGCAGTTATATTACTATACAGTCTGTTATTAGGAGTAGTGACTGTTAAACTAAATGTTCTTGATATTGCACTGTAGCCTAAAATATCTCGAGCTTGTACAGTAAACGAGTATGAACGATCAAATGTAGTAGTCCCTGCATCTAATCTAAAACTATTACCGTCAAATGTAACAATACCTTGATTGGTAAAATTATATACTATCCAATTATTTAAATTAAATGTAGCACTTATGTTAGCCATAATTGCTTTATAATATACTCCGTTACGCAGCACTACATTATTTAGATTGTAGTTTCGCATAGCTTTCCATTTACTCTGATATTGAATACTGTCGCCGAACTGTGTTACTTTTCCAATAATTTCCCCATCGAGCGCGAGAGATAATCCAGGTGGCAGTTCGCCACTAGTTTTTACATATAGTATAACAGAGTTAGAAATAGTACTTGATGCAGTAATTAACAAACTGCTAATTAAGTTAGCTTCAATAGAACCTAGATTTGATCCAGTCATCCATCCCATTACACTTTCAACTTCACCTAATAGCTGTATAGTAAATGTACGCTGACTATATGCAGTTTCTGCACGATCACTTAATCTTGTTGCAGTTATTGTAAAATTATAAGTTTTAGTAATTGCTGGCTGATAAGGAACAATACCAAACACTTCAGCAGTTCCGGGATCAAATTGCATCCCTGGCGGTAGCAAACTAGGTGAAGAATCTGGATTGACAGAGTCTAATGAATAAACAATAGGGCCAAGATCTAAATCTTCGTAAGTATCTAATCTAATAGTTTGATAGTTGTTTGCCCTACGTACTCCAAGGTTTGCAGGAGTAACCCATATTGGAGCACGTACATATGTTGCATCAACCATGAATGTACCGGAGCCTGCTGTTGTAATTGTATTATCTGCTCTAAAGTAGTCGTCGCCTACTACGTAAATTTTAAACTTTCTTTTTACTTCGGTGTCACCGTCTGTAATTGTAACTACAAATTCATAGTTACGGTTTAATTTTTTAGGGCTAAGACTAGGCGTACTGTAATCAAAAATTGCAGTATCATATATGTAACTGTCGTAACCATTGGTTGATCTATAACCAAAGTCAAAAGCAACTGCATCGTAGACTGTGGTATCGAAAAATCCATTGCCAGCAGTTGCAGGAATAACCAATGCAGGTTGTACCCAACCTACAATTCTTCCAGAGTCAGTTAATACTAATCCAGGAGGTAACGTTCCTCCGTTGCTGGCAATGAAATACTTTAATCGTTGTCCGGCAGCAGTATCAGGATCGGTTGCCAACAGTTGAAAGTCAATATATGAACTATCAAGAATATAATAAACATTATTAGGACCAACGGGTAATGTTCCAGCAGCAGTTTGCCATACTGGTTGATCAGCACCTTCTACATTAATTGTGAATGTTCTATCTGAAATTTCATTGTTATATGATGCACGTATTACAAATTTAAATTCCGTCGAACGTGGCACTTCAAATGCTGACCCAATAATAGTGTTGCCTTCTATTCTAAGACCCGGGGGAAGTTTTCCTGAGATTACAGAATATGTAGCGGCACTGCTAACAACCGGCAATGGCTGATTTATTGATGTTCTTTCTTGTATAGTACCAAAACTATATCCAGAACGTTCGGTCCATACGCTCAGTGGCATAATTATAAAGTCCTTCTTATTCTTGATCGAGGATAAACTGCACCAGATGTGGGTCTTGGCTTGTAGTTAATTTTAGGAAATGTGTTTCCCGAAGTTAATCGTTCTTTGGCATAGTAAAGAAATAAGTTTGCGGCACCTTGTAAGTCTTGACCGTCCGTTGGACCATCGGTAGTTGCAGTAAGTTGACTGGACTTTGCGTATCCTAAAATATATGCCTTTGCTGAAGCTTGATTCATATGGGGGTATATTTCAAGAGCACATGATAATACTCCAGCAACTTGTGGACTGGCCATACTAGTCCCGCTATACTTGCCTAAGTAGTATGATCCGTTTCTTGGGTCAGCAGTACCACTAGGTAATGCACTTACAATGTAAGTACCTGGAGCCCATACGTCAACTCCCCGACCGCAGTCGCTATATAATACTTTTTGGTCATTTTGAATAGTGTCAACTGATCCTACACATATAGCTGGTAAGTTATATGCACTACTATCATTGGCTGTGGGACTAGTACCTCTCATATAAAAATATGGATTACTTACACTTAACGGATATCGACTGGCCATTTCAAAACTGTTGTCCCAGTCAAGTCCTCCTGGCACGTCGTGTTTCCATCGACCGTTACCAGCAGCGCCAACCATTATAATACCTTCACTATACAACGTTTCAATATCGGAGTCACATGCGTTTACACGTACTGGTATACGTTGACTACTAATAAAACCCCAGTTGTTTAATTGCTGTGTGGTAAAACCGCCACCTGACGTTTTTCTGTTATTAACACCTTGCTGCAAATCTATTCTTTCAGGGACTGCTTCATAAAATGTCCATTCACACACCATTCCTGGACTGCCCACTGTGCCGCTAACAGCAGCATTGCCTTCTACCCGTACTCTGTATGTTCTATTGGGACTAGTACCTTCAGTACCGTAATAGATCCTTTGCACAGAGTTGTCAGCACACGACCACATGATCTTAGGAAGATTAGGATTAGTTGCTCTAAGATTTGTATATTGGGTAGATCCGCTACCAAACGTAACATATGTATTAGTTCCTACATAGATTGTATTGTACGAGGTTCCTAGATAATTTATACTAAATGGCAATGCTAAAGCCCAGAATCCATCATCGTTGTTGCCATTATTTGGTGTAGTTGATGCAGTTAGTGAAGCAGCTCCTAATAGGCTGTTTGTAATTTCAGTGACACTGGCTGCTGCTGGAGTACTCTCCGTGACTACTACTATGCTCATCGCAGTGGCAAATTGTGCGCCAGCTGGTGCAGTTGCAGTAGTATTAAATTTAATTTTGTAGATAATATTATTTGGTAATGTGTATGTACGGTCAATTAGGGTCTCAACAGTTCCACCATTGTCTGATTGTGCAGGACCGTCGGTATATCTAACAATTTCTTGATCTAAATTGTTTAAAATAATAAGGTCAGCACTAAGAGACATGCTACCTGAGATAGCATCAACTGCTACATTGTGTATTGCATGTATGTCTGCAGGACCTTGTATTGTAACTTCATAACTTGCATCGGGTTGTGATAACACTGTTAGATATGCTTGTTGTCCTTCTTGACTCCAACTAACAGGTTTAGATACAATACTACCACCTGGGGGTGTATACGGGCCACTGGTAATAATCCGATTACCTTTGTTCTCTTCGCCAATTAGAGAAGCTAATCTAGCATTGGCTGTACATACTCCACTGTACCCAGTATAACTAATAGCACCGCTAGGTGTATATCGTTGACCTCGATAGGTTACAGCGGTAATATCACTAAATGACCATTCACTTGGAAATATACTCATACCCCAACTGTTGTTAACAATAGTTGGATTTTTTCTACCTGTTGCAATATTTACCGATTTGTTTCTGTGGAATGCTCGTATATAATCAAATACATAACTAAAGTTGCCAGTATTGCCGGCATCATAATAAATGTTATAAATGTTAGCATCACGTGCCCATCCCTGAGTATTACCGGCAACTGTTCCGGATACATGAGTAGAGTGACTACCAGTTCCGTAGGTCCAAGTTCCATTAGACCCGTTGCCAATTTCAGCATTATGCTGACCCCAATTATATTGTACGGATCTAGTTCCACCAGTTCCGTCTGAGTTAACTGCATATTCAGGATGATTCCATACTATACCATCTTCGTCACATATTACAACATCTACATTTTTACCAGTTTGAGTTAAGGTAATCGTACCAGTTTGTGCAGCCGTGCCTGAGCCATTACCTTCGTACCCGGTGCTGCCCCATCCTGACCGCTGTACGCCTTCGGTGCATCTTAGCAATGCCCAATTCTTCATACTACTAGTAACACTACTAGATTTATCCCAGGCAGTGCTAGTTTGTTCAATAGCGCATGTGCCAGCTTTAATACCTAACATCGACGGAACTGGAGTTACAGAATTGATTCTTGGATCTTGCCTTAGCAAGTCAGCTTCCCAGTCTGCCAAAAGATAATGAGTGTTCCTGCTAGTGAGTTTGCGATGTACACATGAAACACCTCTGTCAATATCAGTATTTGGAGGACTCTTACCTTCAGTTTCTAGTTCATCATAAATTGCATCAAGATCATTAAAATCATTTACAGTTACAACATACTCTTTTGTTTTAATGTAATCTGATATAGACATATTATACCTCTAATTGTACAATAGTTAATGTAACTGTAATTGAAGCAGGTGAACCGGATTTATTTGTAACTGCAATTGGAATGTTAGTAGTTGGAGATGATTCATTATTAAAACCAAATACACCTGGAGACATTAAAATAGTTTGGCCTCCAGTTGTAATAACTTCTGCAATTACACCAGCACCTGGCGCTGGATCTGCTCCTTCAAGTCTTGATGAATCAGCAGTCCGACTTGCAGTGTCGGTATAAATCCTAACCCATGCAGCTCCTGTAACATTTATTTTATAAAGAATGTATCCTTTATAGCCAGTTATAGCAATATTAGCTGTTGCACCATTGGCAATGCTAGCAGTAGATGCGGTAACTGTTCCTCTCGAAGTTAATCCTCCGGCGCCGGCGGCGGTTGCCCAACTTAATGTTCCGCTACCGTTTGTAGATAACATTTGTCCGCTTGTGCCGTCTGCGTCTGGAAGAGTCCATGTTACATTAGTTCCTACAGTAGTGGGCGCCTTAAATGCAACATAGTTCGAACTGTCAAAATCTGCAAATCTTAAACTATTCTGACCAAGTATCTTTACATTACCTAATAGATTAATGTTGCCGCCTGATGTTAGTGTAGTAGATCTCACTAATTGACTTGCGCTAACTGTGTAACTTGTACCAGTTGTTGGTGCTCCAGTAGCACTTTGATTTACGGTATACGTTCCTGCACCACCATTAACACCTGATACAAACGCAACAATGTACGTACCGGCTGTTACTGCGCCGCCACTTAAGGCCATACCTATAGTGATTGTACCTGCAGACACGCTGCTAACAGTTAGTGTTGTGGTACTAATAGTGGATACAAATGTTGCCGAATTAACAGCAGTAATTCTTGTACCAAAAGAAATTGTGCCACCACTAAGAATACTCCCTACAATTAGTGACCCACCAGTTACTGCACCAGTTACAGTCAATACTGTACCAGCTGCTAACGTAGCTGCACCAGAGCTGATAATAGAATTAGTTGCACTAACAGTTCCAGAACCAGTTAAATTTAAATCAGTACTGCTGTAATTTTGTATGTTGTTAGATTTTAATACACCCCCTGCTGATATCTCAGCACGGCCGGCAGTAGTAGTGCCGTTGTTAGTAATAAAAACTAGTTTAGTTGGTACATTGTTAGTAACGGGAGTCCCTTCAACAACTGCTGAGATTTGCGCACCCGGAACAGCATTAACGCCATCATGTCCGGCAAATGCAATATCAGCTAGTCTGTCACTGCCAACAACCGCAGTAGGTACTAGTCCAGTACCACGACTTCTAAAAAATGTAAAATTAACAGCATCAGCAGTTTCATGATGCTGGGCAAATGTAAATCCCTGAGTAGCAGCAGCAGAGTATGCATTTCTAGTAATATATATATTGCCATCGACGTTGGTAGTAATATTTCCAAAACTAGTTAAAGTTGTTGAGGTAATATTTAATTGTCCAGTTTTAGTAATGTTACCATCCTGATCAATAGTTAAATTTCCGTGCAATATAATGTCGCCAGTTCCAGCTGGATTAATATTAATATTACTATTACCGGCTGAGACAATACTAAAACCATTAATATCTAAGTCGCCACCTAATTGGGGACTGATATCTTCTATAATGTTGCTAAGACCACTGCCACTAATGATATTCCCACCAACAGTTGTACCGTCACCAATATATAATCTTTTAGTATCAGTTGTATAAATTAGTTCGCCTGTGCCGGGAGTAATAGTTAATCTTCCACCTGCTCCTGAACCGTCAACGCCTCTTCTAATCTGTAATGCCATTATATTCTCCTAAACCTTTAAAATGATCCTAAGTCAAGCGTAAATCCTGACGGTGATGCGAATGTGCCAAAATCTAAACTTCCCCCACCACCGGACGCAGTTGAGTTTATAGTGACTTCACCTAATCCATTAGTTGGACTAATTGATATGTTTGTTCCTGCAATAATTTTGCTAACGCCGCCTGCACCACTTGAAACTGTCCCAGGTTCCCATAGGCTTGTTGCACTGTTCCAAACAAGTGCTTGACCATTAGTTGGTCCTAACCCACCTGTAGTTTCTACATCTGCTAGGTCACTTATACTTGATGTGGTATAAACTCCACTGGTTACAGAACTTGCATTACCGACAACATCACCATAGTGTGTACCGTATGAATTGCCGTTTATTGTTCCAAGTACATCGCCTGTATGCAATCCATTAGTATTACCAGTTACATTACCAGTTACATTACCAGTTACATTACCATAGTGTGTACCGTATGAATTGCCGTTTATTGTTCCAAGTACATCGCCTGTATGCAATCCATTAGTATTACCAGTTACGTTGCCAGTTACGTTGCCAGTTACGTTGCCAGTATGCAATCCAGTAGTATTGCCAGTTATGTTACCTGTTACAGACCCAGTGTGAGTTCCATATGAATTGCCGTTTAATGTTCCAGTTACATCACCAATATGCAATCCAGTAGTATTGCCAGTTACGGTACCAGTTACATTGCCACTTACATTACCATTATGAGTTCCGTATGAATTGCCATTTAATGTTCCAGTTACATCGCCGTAATGTACTCCGTACAATTCGCCAGTTACATTACCCGTTACATTACCATTGTGAGTTCCAAACGTATCCCCAGTTACAATACCAGTTACGTTGCCGACAACATTCCCAACAACTGATCCAGTATGTGTTCCAGTAGTATCGCCAGTTAGGTCACCAGTTACATTCCCAATAACGTTACCAGTATGTAATCCAATAGTATCCCCTAGAACATCACCAGTTACATTGCCAGTATGTATTCCGTTAGTATTTCCAACAACATTGCCTGTTACATTTCCAACAACATTACCTGTTACATTACCAACAAGATTGCCAGTTACGTTACCATTATAACTTTCTGAACTAATAGTGATAGTATTTGCATCAGTTTTAGTAACTGTTATGTTCATACTAGATGCAAATTTAATTCTATCTTGAGATAAATCTGTTCCGTTTAAACTTATACTTGCGCCGCCTGAGCTTGTTTCTGCAGATATGTCATAAGTTACAAATCCGTCAACTGGGCTAGCATCAATCCAAGCAGTGCCATAGTAAACATACAATCTACCTTCGACTGTGCTCCACCATAATTCACCTTGTTCAACACCTGATATAGGAGGAGACGCTCCTACATTGGCACCGTAAACTGTACTGTATAGTTCTAAAATATTAGCATTAACCTTCTGAAATGCCACACGTAGATCATCACCGGTACCGTCGTTTGCGTATGTTCCTAGATTAATAGTTTGTATTGCCATAGTTCGCTCTCATATACTATATTTAGCTTGAGTTGTTATTTGCGAAACGTCGGCCACAAAAAAACCCTGGAAAACCAGGGTTTTAAAAGTTTTAAATTTTAGAAACCGCGTGTGTATGCAAAGTTTACAGAATTTTGTTCAGTATTGCCACGTTGCTGATCATAGCGTAGGGTAAATGCATCTTTCTTTGTTAATGCATAAGTTACGCCAACTCGTGCTGTACGTGTTGTATCTGCAATTTTGTCATCAAATGCTGCGCGATAACGATAGCCAGCACGGACACTGAACTTGTCGTTTAACGGAACAATGATGCCTGGTTCTACAGCGTAGTAGTCAGTTGTACCCGCTGTACTTAGTTTTGTACCAACTGTGCCTTTAGCGTATAAAGTAGCAAAACCTAGAGCATACTTTGGAGTTAGACTAGCCTCAACTCTAGTTGAAACAGCGTTAGTGCCGTCGGTTTGTGCAGTGGTCATTTGGAAACCACCGTCAAGTGTCTTAGTAATAGACTCATTGAAGTTAATCATATAACCTGTGCCGTTTTTGGCACCGTTAACGCCGTCAATGTTCGAATACTCAACTGTAGCAGAACCTGCCATTGCTGATAATGAAGCTAATCCTAAGACTGCTGTTGCTAATAATTTTTTCATAATTTTCCTTATTTTAATGTTTTCACATATTCAACAAACTTTCTTTGTTGTTGAAGAGCTTGTATTGTACTTGATTTACTTTGAGAAGTCAACCCCGGTTCAGAAGTTATTCCTGCTACCTGTAGACTTTTTACAAACTCACTATTATTTATCAGGCGATTAAGGGCTGCTTCAATATTTTTAACAGTGGCAACATCTGTAGTTTGATTACTGATCACTATCCATTTAGCCAGTGGCGAGTCTATGCCCAACTCTCGAAATGTAGGAAAAGCAGTTGATTGTGGACTATTAGTAGCAACTATATCAATCTTTCCATCTCGTTCATACCCCTCAACGCTGGCAAATTGACCCCACATGGCATCCATATGTCCGCCTATGACCATGGGCAAAGCTTCGTTAACACCTTTGAAAAATACATCAGTTCTTGGAAAAGCCACTTGATTGTTTAAGTTCCAACTGTAGAAATGATGAGCACCCCCAAATCCGTTAGACCCAATGGTGATAGGATTACCTCGATACTTTTTCCAGGCTTCTATGTTCTTTAAGGGACTACCTTTTTTAACTATCAATGCAATGCCGCTTGACCTACCTATCTGTGATAGATACTTAAAATCTTCTAGTTCAACTTGTACATCCAACGCTATAACATTAGCCAATGCAATAGCATCAATAAAGGTAATCAAGACATCGTCTGTTTTGTTCTGCGCTATGTAGCGTAGACCTATTTGTCCACCGGCGCCAGGACGAGTTTCTATATTGACCTGTTGACCAAGTTCACGCTCTAGGGCACTGTGAATAATTCGATTGCTAGCGTCAACAATACCACCTGGGGTAAAAGGTATAACAATCTTAATGGGTTTCTGTGCCTGTGCTGTCAGTGCTACCGACAATAACAATAGGGCAATTATTTTATTAAACATATAGTCTCTTCATATTTTCCGTTAGGTGTGGGGATTGTATCGGGGTATATAGTGATGCGAACTTGTCCTGGGAAGCCCATAGAGTCGCCGAGTACTTTTTCCATTGCAGTTTTTTGTTCCGCAGTCGGAGCTGTCTCAACAACCATTTTATATTCTACATCATCTATTGCGTGTTGTATAATCTGCCATTGTAATAGTTTAACATACTTTGACAGTTTGTATTGACTTGCCTGTGGCCAAAACTTACTACCATCTGGACGTACAAATAGGCCACGATCACGCCCTAGTATGCGTTTTAGTGTAAGGCCATGTCGTCCACAAGTACACTCTGGTCCAACTTCAGCATGATCGCCAAGATCATATCGTATCATAGGAGCTGCCGAATTGTATAGATCAGTGACCACTACACGACCTACATCACCAACACTAGTAGGTGTGTCATCAGCATTGAGTATTTCCACAATGAGATTTTCGTGCATTATGTGGAACAGGCCGCTAGTGGGACATTGTATAGCAATAGATCCAACTTCACTGCAACTGTAGTTGTCTTCTATTTCTAGACCACTAACAGCACGTAGGCGTTCTCGTAGCGTGTCATGCACAGTATCTCCAACATTCTTAACATGTTTAAGTTCAGTTAGACTAACTCCTTTACGTTCCCACTCACTAACAAATCCAGTTAATATGCCGGCGTGTACAATCATAATGTTGGGTTGGAAATTTTCCAAATGCTCTAACTGTTTGCCCACATCCATAGCGGCTGGCAAAGCAACAGCAGCACCACTACCGTACAGAGCAGCAACTGGACCACCCCAAGACTCTGCTTCCATATGTTCGCTAAATCCTGCACGTATGCTGGCCAGCTTGCCGGTATAGTCTCTGTCATACCACTGATGATCTCTAACCACATGAGCTTGCCAATACAGAGTAGTTAAACGTCCCTTGGGCAATTTAACAGGCTGACCAGTTGACCCACTGGTCTGTGCTTCACCTAAGGGCAAGTGATTCTGTGGAATTGCTTTGGCTGCAAAGTTCCCTCCAGCGGCCTGTATCTCTCGTTTACCAAAAGGCTTTAATCTCTTTAAGCCTTCTAAGGTCAGCACACTATTAGGAGTTAACCCCTGTGCCGCTAATCTCATGCTGAAGTGACTGCTGTTTTTAGCGTGGTGTTTGATCAAAGGCACTAGTGATCTTTCCTGTAGCTCATGTAATTGCTCCATGGTCCACCACTGGCTTTTTTCTAACTGTGCGATTAACTGTTCTAGTTCTGTCATTTGGTAAATGTTAGTATAGGGCAAGTGTCAGCAATGTCATAAGTGCCTGACTCGATATATCTAGAACCCTTAGGTGCTAGGTCTAATATTTCATCTCGTGTAGGAAACCAGGTAGTAGATTCACTAGTGCGATATGGCTCCATTGTTGACATCTGTTCTGCTGTCCACGGTAGTATAGTTCTATCAGGGAACATTTGGTCAAACAGGTTTACGATTAACTTAACGGGAACTACTGGCCCGTTCTGTGCTGCCAAGTACATGGGAATTAAACGTCTGTAGGCTGAGAAGTTCACAGTGGGGTTAGCCGCTTCTGCGTGTAGACGTTCTTTAGTTATAGGTTCATCTAGACGAGTAAACATACGGCAAGCAAATACTCCACCTGGCCGTAATAATTTCTTAGCCTTGTTCAACATAAACTCAACATCTTTAAGATCAAGCATGTTGATGCTGCCATCACCTATTATACCATCATAGTGATTTTCGGGCAAGTCCACAGTTAACCAATTGTCCAATATAGCACGTTTGGTTTCTGAGTTGCCCGGCCATACACGTTCGATCATAGCAGGTTCTCGCTCAACTGCTGTGACATGGGTATATGCTTCTGCAATCTGAGGGGTCACGCCCATAAGTAGGATGTTGGCGGATAATGGAACTAGACTGGCAAAGCAGTCTATGATTTCTTGATTTGGTTGTAATGGGGGACCATTACGCCCCCAGTTTCGGCTGCGATCAGCCCAGTGTGTAGTTGTCATAGCAGTATTTAACT